GTGCCGTTGGGGTGCTGGTTGATGGCGTGGTGGATCTGGCTGGGCGCAGCGCGCGTCACGACGAACTTGTAGGGCAGGCGCCCTTCTTCGCCGCGGCCCCAGGCTTCGTCCAGGTTCTCCAGCAAGCGCCGCGCCGAAAGGTGGAACTCGTCCACCCTGCTGCCCAGCATCGTGACCCGGCGCGCCGCCGTCAGCCCCGACAAAAGCAAGATCCACTCCCAGGAGGCGCAGAGGCCGAAACCGGGGCCCTGCATATCGGCGGGGAGGTGGTGATGGCCCCATTGCACGTCCAAGAAGCCGTCCCTATCGACCGCCTCCGCGATGCACACGGCCATATCTTCGAGCCAGCGGGTCCACCCCAGGCGCATCGGATCGCTCGGCGGCGTCAGGTGGACCGCGGCCGCAACCGCGTGCATCCGCCAGGCGTCCTCGCGGCCGAAACGCTGCTGCTGGGCGGGGTCATAGCACAGCACGATCGTCTGCGCCATGCAGCGGATCTCGTTGATCGCCCAGCGCTCGCCCCCGAAATACGCCGCCGGATACAACAGCCCCAGCGTGCGGCTCATGTGCTGCGAGTCGATCACGCCGTGGGTGGTCTTGGCGTAGTCCCGTTGGTGCCACCCAAGCGGGTCGTGGTGCTTGTCCCAGCCGTGGCAGACGGGGACGTGCGACGGACCGTCAAGGCGGTAGATCGCGCCATCGGGGAGCTTCGACGGCGGCAGGCCGCGCTCGTAGAGGGCGCCGGTGCCGCGCAGTTCAAGCTGCTCCATGGCCAGCGAGCGAGTCAGGTAGCGGTTGCCTTGCACCAGGCCCCAGGGGTTAGCTCCCTCGCCGCTGCCCACAGCTCCGTAGGGGCTGTCGTAGGGGAAGGGAGTCTCGTCGTTGTCCGCGTCGCGCAGCAGGGCCCCCGGTAGCCCCAGCGGGCCGTAGAGGGCGCTGCGGCCCCAGGGCGCGAAGGCGTCGTGGATAAAGCGCACGCGCTGCGGATCCGCGTTGACCGCCGCGATTGGCCCGGTCACCTCATGGTTGTTCCAGACGGACACCACGTCGGCATACTCGTCGGCTTTCGCCCGCCAACGCTCCCAGTTCCGCCGCTGCGCCACAGGCTGCCACCAGCTCGACTCGATCATGAGAGGCCCGGCGACCACGGCCTCCAGCGACTCGCCAATCTCGGCCACACCCCAGGCGATCGCCTCCTCGTGCAGCTCCAGGATCTCCGCGAACGTCAGCGCCCGCGCCTCGCCCCAGCGGACCTGTGACCAGTCGGGCACGGCGCGCGTGTCCACGGTCAGCTTGCACAGCTCCAGCGTGTCGCCACGCCATGTCAGCGGCTGCGCTTGCGCAATGTGCGAGCCCACGGGGATCGCGTGGCCGTCGAGGATCTGCGGGGAGCTGGGGGGTACGGGGAGGATCTTGGCGTAAAGCATGGGGTCGCGCGAGCTATTCGGGGGGGGGTAAGACCCGCCCCCAGTCTCCCAGGGGCGGGCTCGGATCAGGCCCCGAGGGCCTTCGACAGCGCCTCGCGGCCGGCTGGGGTGAGGGGCTCCTTGGAGCGGCGCAGCAGATAGCCCAGGCGAACAAGCGCCTCAGCCGTTCCTGCGTGGATGCCCCACCAGCGAGCAGGCTCGAAGATGCCAGCCGGCGATCCAGCGCTCCAGCCGGCACGCCCTTCCGCTATCGCCCGCAGCCCGCGGATCTGAGCTTCGGAGAGCTTCACGGCTTGGGCTCCTTGTTCAGCAGCTTCCAACTAAGCGAATCTCGCCAGAGCATGCCCTCTGCCTCCAAATCTCTAATGAAGTCGGGGTCGTCAGGCTTGATCGCGCTTGCGCTGTATGGACCAAGCCCGCAGCACTGGTCAAAGCCTTCGTTAAAGGCATGGCGTGGTAGGTTCTTGAGCCAGGCGTTCTCCGCCTCCAGCTCTGCGATGCGGGCCTCGGCCTTCGGCTGCCACTTCTCCAGCTCGGCGATGAGGCGGGCGGCCAGGCAGCAAGCGTCGTGAGCGTAATCGTCGTAGTGGACTTCGCCGCCATCGACCAGCAGCCCTTGCAAGGCTATGCCTGCGTAGTGCTCCAGCAGCGTCATCTCCGACGCGGGTTTGTTGGCGAGGGTCATTGGCTTTCCTTTCCTTGCCTCACTTCGTCGATCACCTCAACCCACGTCGGCCGCGGCTCGTTGAGCTGGCGTTCGATGGCTTGCAGTCGATCGCGGATCTGTTGGGTCTCGGTTTCGGTGAGCTTGGTGGCGTGCCAGCGCGAAATCCAAAGCACGATGCAGCAGACGATCAGGCCGACAATCGACGCGCAGGAGATCACAGCCAATGTCCCCCACGCCATCCGCAATTCGCTGCGATCGTCTCTCACGTGTCCACCGTAATCGGCATGAGGACGCCCACCCAGGGCGAATCGTCCGCAAGGTGGCGGATCAGGTGAGGAGAGGTCTTGCTGTCGCCGGCGATGCGCACGCGGTCAGACGACACGGCCGAGAGCATCGACAGCGCAAAGTCAGGGTTAAGCGTGACGCCAACCCAGCCGGAGTCGAGATCCGCATCGACCAGCTCGCGCGCTTCAGCGCCGGAGCCGCGCGACCAGATCTCGAGCTTGCCGCCCTCGGCCGGGACCAGCTTCACGGCCATGTTGTCGATCGTCGCCGCGCCCTTGGCGAATTTGATCGCGGCGATCAGATCGGATCGCCTGGCCTCGAAGCCAGGCAGCTTACCCTTGGGGACCACCGATTCGACGCGCGGAAACTGGCCTTCGATCGGGCGCGCGATCATCGTCCGGCCGCCGCCGCGGAGGGCGAAGGTGCGGCCATCGTCGGAGACGAAACAGGAGAGCGTCGCGGGGCCCTGGAAGATCGCCTTGATGGCGCTGCCGGCTTCGACGGGCAGCAGCGATTGCGCGGCCCAGTCGGTCTCCTCGATCGCGGTCGAGTCGATGACCAACATGCGCCCATCGGTCGCCGCAATCTGGAGCTTCGGGCCGTCGGTCTTGATCCGCAGCGCGTTCATCGCGTAGCGGCCGCCCTCGCGGGATGCCGCGTGGATCGTGCGGGCGATCAGCGACGTCAGGTCGGCGTACTCGACACGGAACGTCCACTCGTCCGAGTCCGCCGCCGGCAGCTCGGGCAGCGTCGGCATTTCCTCGGGCGTGATCGTGAGCGTGGGCACCTTGGCGGACTGGGCGCCGACTTGGAGCTTGATATACTGCTCGGCCAGCTCGGCCTCGATCAGCTCGCCACGGGCGCCGGCCACGAATTCGCGGAGCTGTTGCGTTTGGACGACGAACGGCAGCACCGGGCCTTCGGCGCGGCCCACGGCCTCGATCGCCAGCATGGAGCCGTGAGCCTGGAGCGCGAAACCTTCGCCCTTCGGCGAGATCATGGACAGCGTGTCGATAGCGCGTGGGCTTTTGCCCTTCTGTGCGAGCAAGGCGCAGCCCAGGGCTTCGAGCAGGTCGGTTCGGTGGAGCTTCATCGGGTGGGGTCAGGTGTTCGGTTGGGCAGCCGCTTCGGCCAAGCAGGCCAGCAGCCACTCGGATTCGAGGATGTCGAGGTCGCGCTGCATTTCCGCCTCTTGCCGGCGCCAGATCGGCTCCTCTTGAGTGCGGAGCTTGGCGCGCAGGCGAGACAGGGAATCGCGCAGGGCTTCGAGGCGGGCCCAAAGGCCGGCCATCGCGTCAACGTCGATGCCGTCAGACAGTCGATGCATGATCCACCTCCGCGGCTTCGATGACTCGGGCTTGGCGGTTGAGCGTCCGGTCGATGATGCGCAGGGCTTCGCGGGCGTCGGCGTCAAGTCTTGCCGCCCGCTCGATCAGGGGCCGCGCCTCGTGGAGGGTACGGCGAGCCTCGCGGAACATCGGGATCAGGCCATAGACCACGATGACGAAGGATGAGCGCTCCAGGCGCCCAGGATCGCAGGCGTGCATCAGGTGGACCATCGGTCGAGCTCCTCTTGGGTCAGGGGTTGCAGCTCGTCGCTTCGTTCCAGCTCGGCCGCCAGCTCGCGCTCGTAATGCTTGGGCTCGCGGCGAGCCAGCGATTCAAGGAACTGCCCGGCGATCGCCACGATCTTCGCGCGCATCGCCAAGGCATCAATTGCAAGCCGATCGAAGGGAATCACTGGAAGCGATCCTCGAAGTTGGCGGCCGGCTGCTCAGCTTGGGGCTGCACATCGGGCTCAGGCTCGGTCTCGACCACGATCTCCGGCTCGACTTGGGCCGCCGGCGCACGCTTGGGATCCATGGCGCGGGTCAGCGCCTCGACCTCGGCATGACGCGGCTCCGGCTTCTCGGCCGGGGCAGGCGTGCCGAAGTCCTCCTCATCCGTCAGGCCGCCGAAGCCGAAGGCGATGCGGGCCGCTTGGATGATCGCGCGGTGTCGCAGCATACGCCGTGGGCTCTTGTTCCACGGGTCGGTGTTGCGGTGGCACTCCTCGAGGTACTCGGTCACCTGGACGGGGTGGCCCATGCCCTTTCGGTGCATCGTGCAGGTGACGCTGATCGGCCTGCCGTTGTCAGCGTCCGTGTAAGCGAACTCCACGCCATCGAAGTCGGGGTGGCCTTGGATCAGGCGCAGCCAGCCGTCAATCGAGACCATCGGCACGATGCCGCCGGCCTTGCTGGGGAAGGCGTAGATCTGCTTCGTGAGCGGGTTCAGGCCGTACTGGCCGGCCACGGCGACGAAGGCCAGCACCTCGGCCGGCGTGCCCTTCGGCATGATTTGCTGGACCAAGACTTGCTTGGCCTCGCTCGGCGTCACTCCGAGCACGTCGGCGAAGCGTTGCCAGACTTGGGGGATGGCGGTCGTGGGCGCGGCCTTCTGGGCCTGGAGCTGTTGTTGGTTCGGTTGCATGGCTGGGGTTGGTTGGGGGTCTGCTGTCACGCGCTCGCGCGGCGAGACTCGAGAATCTCCAGCGCGCGGCTCCGGTAGTCGTCATTGAGGCGCCAGGCTCCGCGCTTGTCTTTCTTGGCGACCGTGCGACCGTCCGAGACGATCATGTCGGCCTCGCCGGCGTGAACCAGCGCCTTAGCCTTGGCGTCCATCGCAGCCTCTTCGACCTGCTTGGCGCGGGCCGATCCGCCGGCCCATTCGAGCAGGGTCTGCTCGTGCTCGCTCAAGTCGGCAACGTCCTTGCCGCCGCTGTGCACGCGCTGGATCGTCGCCACGTCGCGCGCGGTCGGGCCAAGGCTCAGCTCGACTTCGCGGAGCTTGCCGGTGCCGAGGTTGCCAGAGGTCAGGATCGAGCGCGCCAGCTCGACCTTGGACCAGAACTCGGAGCCGCGGGCAATGATCGCCTTGCCCAGCTCGGTCGGGAGGATGCACTCCCAGACTTTGAGCCTCAGTTCCGCGCCGTCGAAGCAGCAGACCGAGCCCCAGCCGAGGCCAAGCGCGAGCATCTGGTGAGCGATCTGGAGCCGATAGTGCATCGGCGGCAGTTCCTCTTCCCAGCCGTCGGCAAAGCCCGATGCGACCTTGATCTCCAGGACGCCGCGGGAGCCGTCCGGCCGCGTGATGATCGCGTCAGGCGTGGCGATCAGCCACGGATGCGCGGCGCTGCGGTGGATCTGGTGGCCGTTCAGCTCGACCTCGTAGCCGGTTCGAGCAGCGAACTCGGCGGCCACGATCGGCTCCAGGCGCTTGCCCCAGGCCATCGCCTCGGTCTCGGTGACGACGTTTTCCGCGAGCCCCGACTTGTCGGCCCAGAGCTGATAGGCGCTCAGGTAGGGGCTCACGCCGAAGACTGCGGCAATCTCGCTCGACCCGATGCCCGTGCGGCGATCGGCCAGCCAATCGGCTTGGGTGCTCACTTGCCGGCCTCCTCTTCGAGCAGGGCTTCGATGTCGAGCAGGCGGTCGCGCAGGCGGCGCACCTCATCGAGGGACAGCTCGATCGACGCCACGCTCGGGCTGTAGCCGAGTTCGCGGACCTCCAGGCTGGCGAGCTGAGAGCCGCCGCGGCGAACCAGCTTCGTGCAGATGTTGCCGGCCTCGCACTCGCAGATGTCGCGGTTGTCGGTCACGCCGCACCTCCCACCAGCGCCCGCTGGATCTTCGCGGCGATCAGAGCCTCGTGGGCGTACGTCTCGACCTCCTCGCCGCTGGACAGCTCCAGGACGGTGATCTGGCCGAAGCGGCGCATCGACACCACGCCTACCGGGTCGATGTCGTGGACCTGGCCGGCGATCGAGCGCAGGCTGATCGTCGGGATCGGGTGGTAGGCGCGCACTTGGCGCGAGCCACACTCGCGGCACTCGGCCACGGGGCCGATCTGCTGGACTGCCGCGCACTCGGCGCAGCGCATCAGTTCGTGTTTCATCGGAGGTTTGGGGCTAGGGGCAATCCTTGCGCTTGCAGGCTAAGCGTGCAAGCGCAAGGGCGCGAAAAAATCGGGGTTGGGTCAGGCCTGGGAAACAGCCAGCTCGCCGGTTGCAGCCTCGGCCGTCAGGATCGCCACGCGGTAGCGGCGCGCGATATCGACCAGCTCCTCGCGGTTCTTCGGATCGAGGCCTTCCCAGGCCTCTTGAGCGACGGCGAGGATCGGCGTCTCAGTGCCAGGCTGCTGATGGGCGAGCACCAGTTCGAGCGCCAAGCGCCAGCGCTCGCCGTGCGACAGCGAGCCGAATCGGACCATGCCGAGCGTGTGATGCCGGCCGTACAGCAGGCCATCGCGGATCTCGACCAGGCCCGAGCGAAGGCCAGAAAACAGCATCGGCTCGACTTGAGCAGCCGAGTCGCGGTAGACCTTGGCGGACTGCGCGTGCTTCTCGGCGCTCGCCGACAGCTCGCCAGCCTCGGAGTTGCGGCGCTCGGCATCGGCGAGCCGCGCCTGCTGGGCCATCGCCTCCTTCGCGGCGGCAAGTCGTGCCCGCTGCGCTTGCAGCTCGTCCAGGCTCGGCATGGCCGCGCTGGCCGATTCGAGCGCCGCGAGCTGCGGGACCATTGCGTGGCGGGCCTGCGCCAGGGACAGCGCATCGGCGGCGGCCTTCGCGGCGCTCTTGCGCTCGGCCATCACCCGCTGCGCCTCGCGGAGAGCGTCCTCGGCCAGGACCACGGCCACTGCGGCATGTCTTGCGGCGGCGGTCGCAGCCTCGATCGACAGGCCAGGCATGGCCTCGACGCGGGCGCGCAGAGCCGGGAGCTGGGTCGCCGCATCGGTCGCGGCCTTGACGCGGGATTCGAGGTCGCGGAGCTTGCCCGCGGCGTCCACGGCGTCCGCAGTCGGGTCGCCGCTGTACGGCGTGACTCCAGCCATCGAGTCCTTCGCTGCGAGGCGGGCAGCCTCCGCGCGGGTCTTGTCGCGCTCGGCCAGCGTCTCCTCGGTGCGGGCCTGAGACTCCAGGTAGCGCTTGACCTGCGCGGCGCACTCGGTGGCGTCGCCGCGGTCGGCGCCGGCCAACGCATCATCGATGCGGGTCGGATCGGCTAGCAGGCGGCCCCAGGCCACAACAGGCGGCTCGATCCCGAGGATCTGGCACAGGGCGCGGGCGCGAGCTGCATCGGCCCGCTCGGGGTCCTTGATGGCGGGATCGACCAGGCGCGCCGGGGCGCTGGCCTCGATCTGTTGGACTGCCAGGTCGCCCTGGGCGGTCGTCCGCTGGCCGATGCGCATGCGGATGCCGGGGGCCTCGATCGTGCCCTCCTTGGCGCCGTAGCGAGCGGTCAGCGAGTCCTTGGCGCTCGCGGTGCCGCCCAGGGCCGACACGGCGGCCAGGGCCGTGGACTTGCCCGCGCCGTTGTGGCCGCGGAGGACCACGACTCCCCCATCTCGGGGGATCGGGATCTCCAGGCGCTGGATCGGGCCGACGTTGACGATGCGGATCTCGGGAGCGGTCTCGGTGGTTTGCATGGCTTGGGGTGGGGTGTGGTGTGTCGGGTCAGCCGGCGACGCTCAGCAGGCGCAGCTCGCCGGTGGTCTTTGCGGGCGCCGCCCAGCCGTACCGAGTCGGCCGGTCGTCGTCGGTCGCCAGGGTGCGGACCGACCACAGCTCAGCGCGGCAGCCGGCGGCGGCGAGGCGGGCAGCCCAGCGCGCGGTGACGGGGCGCGGCTCGAGGAGCCACTCGCGGCCGTCGATCAGGGCGGTTTGCTTGGTCAGCATGCGAGTACCTTCGGCGATGTTCGGGGGCGCAGTCAAGGGTAATCTTGGAGAACTTTCGGGAATCTCGGAGCTGAGACTTGCCCGCGGGGTCGGCCGGGCCCACTCTGTCCCCAATGCCCCGCCCCCGCCTGCCTAGTGGTCGCTCGGCCAGCCCCGAGCGGCCGAGTCGCTGCCCCGTCTGCTCCGAGATAGTCGGGGCCCGCGGCCGGCGCCAGCACCTCGTGCGGTGCATGGAGGCCCACGGCGTGCCGGCGGCGCGGTTCGGCGCGCTGATCGAGGAGTTCCGGGAGCTGGGCGAGTCCGAGCGCAAGGCGGGCGAGCTGGCCGAGCGGGCGCTGGCGCTGCGCCGCTGCCTCGCGGACGTGGATCAGCTCGAGATGCCCGACGATCGCCGCGGGGCCGTGGTCGCGTCCTGGGCCGAGGAGCTGGCGCGCCTTGAGGCCAGGCTTGCCGCCGGCGACTGAGCGACGCGCGGAATGCGGGTCGGTCCGGTGTTGCGCTCGCGCGGCACCAGCGTCCAGGGTGGCCACATGCTTGTCATCGGACTCGACCCCGGCACGAAAGTCCTCGGCTACGCGATCATTGAGCGGACGCCAGCTCCGCGCTTCGTGGACGGCGGCATCATCAAGGCCAAGGCGGCGCGGCCCATCGAGGAGCGCCTGGCGTTCCTGCAAGGCGAGCTTGACGTGCTGCTCGGCGAGCACACAGTCGAGCGTGCTGGCGTAGAAATGGCCTACGTGGGCAAGGGCCCGCAGGCCGCGTTGGCGGTTGGCTGCGCTCGCGGCATCGTCTTGGCATCGGTCGGCCGGCGCAGGATCGCGCTCGAAAACTTCGCGGTGCCCAACCTCCGCGCTCGATTCTGCGGCAGCCGGTCGGCGACCAAGGAACAGGTCCGCGATGTGGTCGGCCGGATGCTCCGGCAAGACTTCGCCGGCGCGCCGCTCGACATGACAGATGCCGTGCTGCTGGCGCTCGCGGTCAGCATCCAGCCGCTCAAGGCCGCGGGCTAGGCGCATCAGTCTTCCTCCGAGTAGACGCCGTTGCGGATCATCGTGGCGTTCAAGTTCTCGGTGTGCAGCTTCGGGTCGTCGAAGCTCATCGTTTCGCCGATCCAGCGCAGTCGGATATCGCCCGTGCGTCCGTTGCGGTGCTTGGCGCAAATGGCATAGGCCTCGTCCTGATCGGCTTTCAGGCCGTAGTAGCCTGGCCGGTACATGAGGAGCACGATGTCCGCGTCCTGCTCGATCGTGCCCGACTCGCGGAGGTCTGAGAGGTTGGGCCGCTTGTCCGGCCGCATCTCCACGGCGCGCGAGAGCTGCGACAGCGCGATCACCGGCACGCGCAGACTCTGCGCCAGGTTCTTGAGGTCGCGTGTGATGCCCGAAACCTCCTGCACGCGGTTGTCGATCCGCTTGTTGCTCCGCACGAGCTGGAGATAGTCCACGATCACCAGGTCCAGCCGGCCGGTCTGCATCTTGAGCGCCCGCGCCTGGGCTTCGAGCGCCGGGATGCCGGCCTTCGGGTCGTCCATGATCCGGACGCCGTCCATCGAAGGCGCAGCCTCATCGAGGATGCGATTCAAGACTTCCGCATCTTGAGCTGTTGCCCCTTCGATTAACATTCGCCCGTGTTGTTCGCCAAGCTCACGAGAAAAAACACGCGATGCAACCTCTTCAGAGATCATCTCCAGAGATTGCATCAACACGACAGGTTGAATTCCGAGTCTCGCTGCGGGGCGCTGAATGAAATCAAGCGCGATCGCCGACTTGCCCATTCCAGGCCGACCGCCAACGACTACGAGCTGACCTGGACGAAATCCACCGCGGAGCATGTCGTCCACCGAAGTAAATCCCGAGCTGTACGCGGGCCGCCTGCCCTCCTCGCGGGCCTCGACTAGCTGCGCAATGTGCCGGCGGCCGGCCTCGGTGAGCGTCTGGATCCCGCGGGCCTTCTGCCCGCCTGCGTTCGCCAGGCGCAGCATGGCCTCGCCAGCGGCCTCCCGTAGGGACTGGACCTCCTTCGGGCGCGGCTTAGCCAGTTCCGCGCGGCGTAGGAGGTTGTCCAGGGCTGAGCGGACATCTCGGAGGTCGGCCGCCGCTCGGACGGTCGCCAGGTAGGCGCGCCCCTCCTCCTCGAGCACCCCCTCCCGGTGCATTTCGTTGATGGCCTGGGGCGTCAGGGTCTCTGACAGGCGCGCCCGCTGGCGCAGCTCATCGACCACGGCGAATACCGTGACCTGCCGGCCTGCGAGAGCCAGCGAGTGCATGGCGTAGGCCATCTCGCGGGAGTCGCGGGTCGGCCACCTGGCAGGCTCCAGGTCCTCGAGCACTCCCAGGACGTTCCGCGGCTCGCGGATCAGCCAGGCGAGCGCCAGGCGGGCCGCATCGGCATCCAAAGCCGGCCGTTCCTCGGTTTGGTTGGTCATAGCCTCAGGCCTCCTGGGATGCGCTAGGACGCGACGGGGGCCGGGATTGACTCCGAGGCCATCGGAGATACTCCGCGCGCCCCAGGCGCAGCGGCAGAGGCCTTGGCGGCCTTGGTCGCTTCGGCCCGCTCCCGGCGAAGGCGCGCGATCGGCGATTCGGCGGGCTTGGCCGGCTCCGCGGGGAGCGCCGGCTGAGCGGCTCGCTGGGCGGCCTGGCGCTCCGCCGCGATGGCGTCCGCGTCGGTCTGGATCCAGGCCGCGAGGTCGCCCTCGGTCAGCGGGTGGCCGGCGCGGCTCGACCGACCGAGCAGGCACTTGCGGATGGCCTGGACCGGGGACCACTCGCCGGTGTCGCGGGACCGGCTGACCCAGCGCTCGATCGCTGCGACCCAGAGCTCCGGCGGGTGCTGAGCCCAGGCCGGCCGGGTCAGCCACAGCAGCAGCCGCTCGGCCTCGTGGGTGTTCCGCAGGCCGAGCACGGCGAGCCGCGAGGCCAGGTCCAGGACCGACTGCGGCAGCGGCGGCGGGGTCGGATCCGGCGTCGGCGACGACGGCGGCGTGGGGGAGACTATAGAGGGGGTGATCGGATAGGGGAGAATTGTGGCGTGGGGGGAAATTCGCGGTTTTTGGCCGTCGAACAGCTGTTCATTTTTTTCGAACACCTGTTCGACGGCGCCGAACATCTGTTCGGTGGGCTCGAACAGCTGTTCGATTTTCTCGAACACCTGTTCGGTGGCGCCGAACAGCTGTTGCTTTTTTTCGAACACCTGTTCGGCAGGATCGAACACCTGTTCGACGGATCGGGGCTTCCTCGGGTCCCTCTTGGGCTGGAGTTTGCCCGTCGCGCGGCGCGCTTCAGCCGACTTCCGGCCAGCCGCGGCCTTGTCGCGGAGAGCCTGCTGGAGCTTCGCCAGCTCGACCTGGAGCGCCCGGTGCGTCAGCTTCCCGCCGGCCTCCTCGAAGCACACGCGGACCGCGCTAGACACGAGGCTCGCCACCTCATCCGGCATCACCAGCAGCGCCTCGGCCAGGCTCTCCCGGTCGGCGCCGATGCTGCCACCGGCCTTGATGCAGGCCAGGATCAGGGCAAAATAGACGCCCTGCTCGTGGAAACTGAGCCGCATGAACTGGGGAGACTCGCTCAGTTCGGCGAGGCTAACTCGGATGTCCGGCGTTTCGTTACTCGTCTTCTTCATGCGATCTCACTCGCCATCCTGGCGCGCCTTTCGGCGGCCCGGCGGCGCTCCTCTGCCAGTCGGTCTAGCTCTTTCAGCTCGCTCTCGGTCTCGGACCAGTAGCGCTCCAGCCACAGCGCCCAGGGGACGAGCAGGCGCACCTGCCTAGCGGCCTCCAAGGCCTCAGGCTTCGACGCCAGCTCGCGCAAGGGGTTGTCCACATCTTCCCTGGCGCAGTCGAGGGCGACGGCCAGGGAGAGCCAGTTAGCGGCGGACCGCCGCATCTTGCCGCCCACCATGAGACGAGCGGCGCAGCAAGCGCAGGCCTTGGCCGGCGGCCTCGACTGGTCTAGCCATTCGAGCGATGCGAAGAGCGACGAAGGCCCCTCGATGCCGCAGCCTGCGCAGGACGGCATGTCACTCTGAGCGATCCAGGAGCCACTCAGCCGCGCGCCACAGCCCGAAGCCAATCAGCAGCGCAGCCGCGGCGCTGATGGCCAGGATACCGATCGTGTGCAGGAGCATCACGCGGGCACCCCGTCGAACAGCGTGCGGGCGTTGGCCTCGGCTTCGCGGGCGTACTTGACGGCCTGCGCGTAGTAGTTGGGGTTCAGCTCGATGCCGATGGCCTTGCGACCGTGGCGCAGCGCGGCGACAACCTCCGAGCCGATGCCCATGAACGGAGTGAGCACGATGTCTCCAGGGTTGCTCCAGAGCTGGATCGCGCGGGCGGACAGATCGAGCGGCATCGGGCACAGGTGGCGCTCAGCCTCATCGCTGCGAGCCGTGCGGACGTTGAGCACGTCCATCTGGTCGGTGTCCATCCACACCGGCGACGCCCACTCCTGCCAGGTCTCGAGCGGGAACTGCGCAGGGTCGTGCACCACAGGCGGCGCCTGCTCGCCATCGGCCCACTTGCGGAAGAGGATCAGGTACTCGGGCATCCCGACGCGCACGCGAGCGGCATCGAGTCGGAAGTTGCGAAACAGCAGCCCGTCCGGCTTGGTCTTCTGCATCTCCCTGACCGGGCAGCGCCAGATCGTGATCCGCGTGTGATAGGTCCAGCCCGCGGCCTGGTGGGTGCGGATGCACTCGCCGGTGAAGTCACGGATGCCCCGGTCGCCCTTGTCGCTGCTGTTGCTGTAGTAGACCAGATCCTTGACGTGGATCGCGCACAGCCGGCCGGGCTTGGTAACGCGGTAGAGCTGTTCGCAGACGTGGCGATAGCTCGCCTGGAACTGCTCATCGTCGTCCACGTTGCCCATGTCCCGCTCGCTCTGGCTGTAGATGTACAGCGAGCTGAAGGGTGGCGAGAAGACCGACAGGCCGACGCTGTTCTCGGGGATGTCGCGCAGTGCCTCGACGCAATCGCCGTGGATCGCGGTCCAGTTCTCGCCGGACTGCTGGTCGATGATCGTGGGGGTCAGTTGAGCCATTGGGGGATTCGGACGTTTTGGGTTGGTTGGTAGGTGCGGAGCGTCTCGCTGGTGCGCTCCAAGGAACGGGCCATTGCGCCGCGCATCTCGGCCTTCATGGCCTCGTGGTCGCCGGCCTTGCGATCGACCGTCGCGGCCACGAAGGCCTCGTCTTCGGCCATCACTCGCCAGACGTTCACGGGCCGCTGCTGCCCGAATCGCCAGGAGCGGCGAACGGCCTGATAGAACTGCTCGTAGGAGTAGCTCGGGCCCATGAACACCTGTCGCGCGCAGTGCTGGAAGTTGAGTCCGAAGCCGCAGATGCGGACCTTCGATACGAGGATCCGCGCCTTCTGGTCGGCGAACGCCATGAGGCGGTCCTCCTTTTCGTCGGGATCCATCGAGCCGCGGACCTCGATCGCCGAGTCGCCGAGGATCGCCATGATGGCGTCGGCCTCGTAGTCGGTATCGACCCAGACAATCCAGGACTCGCGCGGCTCGCTCGCCAGGATCTCAGCGGTTCGCTCTGCGCGCGCCTCGGCAGAGCGGCGCTTGCTCTTGTGGATGCTCGTTGCGTTGATGCTGGCGCCCCAGAGCGAAGCTTGCCCGCCGCTTTCGAGCAGCACTTCGGAGTCCTCAGCAGGCACGACTGCGCGCAGAATCTGGAGCGGCGGCAGGTCGTATCCCGCATCGTCGAAGCCAAGGTCCGACGGCTTCGACACGCATCGCGCCCAGGACGAAACCCAGTCCCAGAAGTCCTGGATCGCGGGCCGTTTGAGCCGATAGCGCCCCATCTCCGTCTGGTCGGCGATGAACCAGCGAGAGAGCATCTCGTTGGATTCCATCACTCCGAGGAAGGAGCAATGCTGGCCCAGCTCCATGTAGTCGTTCGGCGCAGGCGTGGCGGTAGCTGCGAGCCTCGCAGGGGTCTTGGCGAATGCCTGGATCAGCGAGCGGCTAGTCGATCCAGTGAAGGCCTTGAGCACCGAGCTTTCATCGAGCACGACCGTCCCGTAGCGGCCCAAGTCGAACTTGTCGAGCCGCTCGTAGTTGGTGATGTCGATGTCGTGCCGTCCCGAGTTGCCGTCTCGGCACACCTCGGCATCGACGCCGATGCTCTGAGCCTCGCGGGCGTGCTGCCGTCCGCAGGCGATCGGCGTAAGCACAAGCGCGGGGCGGCCGGTGACCTGCCGCATGACCCTGGCAAACTCCAGGAAGATGCGAGTCTTGCCCAAGCCGGTGTCGTAGAACGCGGCGCTGCGTCCCGTGCGAAGGGCGAAGCGGACGCCGTGCTCCTGGTGCGGCTTCAGCGAAGGGTGCAGCTCCACGCTGTCCCAGTGCTTGATGCCGTCGCCGCGGTAGAGCCGGGACTTGGATGCGATGAGGCGGCGGTAGTCGTCGAGGTTGGTCACCACGCACCTTCCTTCATCCTGCCCACTGCATCGGCAGCTTCACAGAGGTAGAGGCCAAGCTCGTAGGCCGCTTGAGGCGGCAAAGTGAAGAACATGATGCCGTCGCCCTGGAAGAGCACCGGCACAAGGCCATCCCCATAGCCTTGGTAGGTGGCGTGCACGTCGATAGAAAGCCTATCGCTACTCTTCACCTTGCCGATCTTGGCTTGCTGCGCTTTCTTGCTCACGACGCCACCTCCTGCTGCTCTGCCCTCGCGGCGATAGCCACCTTCGCAGCCGCCTCCAGGGCTTTGGCGAGCCACAGCGCTTCATCCGGTCCCAGGTGGAGGTAGGCCTGCACCCCATCGGAGGAGACGTAGATGCAGACGCATCTGGCGCTAGTCGGGTGCGCAGAGACGCTCAGTGCGCGGCCTCCGCCGATCTCGATCCTCTCGTAGCTCAGTAGGTCGCTCACCACACCACCTCCTCACTCGTCAGCAGGGCCAGGATCGCCGAGCGGGTCGTCTCGCACCCGAGGCGCTCGAGCGCCAGCTCGCGCGCCGCACGGTCACCCGCCGTGCTCAGAGGCGACGGCCGCTCCAGTGACTCCATGAGCACGAGAGCGAACCCGCGCCACAGCACGGCCTCGCGCTCGGCACCGAGTCGCGGCTCGCGGCGGAGGCGCTCGTCCAGGCACATCGGGCAGACCCGGACGGCGAAGCCCTGGACTAGGGCGTGCGTCCGCAGGAGCTGCGAGCCGGTGAACTCTCGCCGGCACGAGAAGCAGGTCTTGGGCTCAGCCACGGGCCACCCCCTTGATGCGCACGGCGCCGCGGCGAAGAAGCGTGGCGAGCGGCTCCTGGGCGAGCAGGAGCGCGCGGAGCGCCTCGACAGTCGGGAGCAGGATCTCCTGGCCTTCCCGGAGCCACTGGACCTGGATTTCGACGGCCAGCTGTTCGGGTTTCGTCTGGGCGGTTTGTCTGGAAGATGCCGGAAAACCGTCCCCAGATTGTGGTTCTCGGGGTCGGGGGTTCGAGTCCCCTCGCTCACCCATTCCAGTGGCCCTGCGGGGCGGTTTTTTGCCGCCTCCTCCGGTGGACACCTGAGCCTCGACTGCGAGTCCTGGGACACCAGTTGTGAGCAGGTTCTGCACATCGGGCCGCGGCAGGCCCTGGATCGCGGCGCGCAGATAGTCAGCATCGGTCGAGTGCAGGTAGCCCTCGGTCGTGCGGCTGGTCGTGTGCCCGAGCAGGAGCTGGGCGGCGCGCAGGTTGGTGGCCGCGAGGCTGTCGGCCGCGGCGTGGCGCAGCGAGTGCAGGCAGATGGCCTCGCCCGCGGCGTTGCGCTTGGGGACGCCGGCGGCGCGCAAGAGCTGGTCCATCCAGCGTGAGACGTTGCGCGGCTGGAGCTTCGCCCCGCGGCGCGAGCGGAATAGCGGCGCGGTGTCGAGCTGGCGGCCCAGGAGGCGATCCGTCGCGGCAATCGCCCCATCGATGGCGGCGCAGTCCTCGTCCTCCAGCGGCAGCACCCGGCCGCGCTTGGTCTTGGCGCTCTCCGCGCGGATTCGGAGCACCCTGGCGCGGCGGTCGTAATCGCCACGGCGCGCGGCGATGGCCTCGCCCCGGCGGATGCCGGTCCGGATCATCGTCCACAGCAGCGGGAGCTGGGGGATGCCGTCGGCGGCTGCATGGTCCTGGGCGCTGGCGGCCCCGATCAGCGCGGCGATCTGCTCGGAGTCCGGGCGGCCCCGGGGCCGAGTCTGGCGCGCCCGCCCGATGGCCGGCAGGCGCAGTTTGCCCAGGGGGCTGCGCTCGATGATCTCCTGCTCGACTGCCCAGGCCAGCGCGGTCTTGAGCGCCGCCACGTGGCCCCGGACGGTCGCGCTGGCCATGCCCTGGTCCAGGCGGGCCCGCATCCAGGCCGAGACCTGGCCGGCCTCGAGGTCGGCGACGAGCTCCAGCCGGCGGCCGGCGGCTCGCGCCGTGGCCTGGAGCGCTCCCAGGAGGTCGCGGATCTTGCGCTGGGTGAATCGGTGATGCTCGGCCCCCACGTGGGGCGCCTGGGCCTCCAGGTAGGCCTGGACGACGGATTCCAGCCGGGCGCTGGGCCTGGCCGGGGCCTGGACGAGGGCGGCGATCGCCTCGGCCAGGCGGGTGGTCTCGATGGTTGCTTGCATGGCGGGATGGGGTCTCGGGGTCAGTTGCCGGGCTGGCCGGCGGGGGCGGGGACCTGGCTCACGACGGCGGCCAGGCTGGACTCGGGGATGCGATAGCGGCTGCCCACGCGGACGGCGGGCAGGGCTCCAGAGGTGATCCACTTGTGAATGCAGCTCACGCTCACCCCGAGGGCCTCGGCGGCGCTCCGGGGCGTGTGCATGGGCGGCAGGTCGGCGGGCGAGGGCTTCATGGAGGCTCAGCTTTCCTGAACTGACTGAACTCAGCAAGCCTCAGAGCGTATTTTTTCGCCACCGTTCCGGTTGCGGGAATTGGCGACAGCGCGGAAAATCACGCCAGCATGCCGCCTAGCATCGCCGACCCCGTGTCGGCTCCCCAGGACCAGCAGAAGACGGAGCACTCCCAGGAGCTGGGCAGGCGCCTTCGTGAGGCCAGGGAGGCGGCAGGAATTGGCGCAGCCCAGGCCGGCAGAGAGTTGGCCCGAAGCTCCGCCACGATCTGGGCTTACGAGCGGGCCGACAACCACCCCACGCCCTACGCGCTGCGGGTGCTGTCCAGGCTCTACGGCGTGTCCGTCCAATGGCTCCAGACCGGCGAAGGCCCCGGCCCCGGCAGCGCGCCAGCGGCCCTGCCCGAGCCGATCGCCTCCCGGGTGTCGGATCAAGCCGTCCGCTACCCGGAACCCCCGCCGGACGTGCCGCCCCCCTACCCGCTGCGCCCGCCCCTTGCGCCGGGGGCCCCGCGTCGCTACCGGCTCGTTTGCCCAGTCTGCGGCAAGTCGTGGATGCCGGAGGACCTAGGCCGCCACCTAGTGACAGGCGACGGCTGCGCACAGCCGCACAGCATGGAGGACGCCGAGGCGCTGATCGCCACGGCCAAGCGCGATATCCAGCCCTGGCTAGACGAGCTGGCGCGGCTCGATGCTCAGATTCTCGAGCTGCAACGGCGCCGCGACGCGATCGAGACGAAAAAAGACAAGACGATTTTTGAGACCTGCATCAAGCTGGTTCGGATCCAGGTCGAGAAGATCATCCAGACAGGCCCCGAAAAGTACGAGTGGAGCGATGGCGACCACTCGCGGCACGGAGGTTAGTAGTCGTACGCCAGCACCGACGCAAGCTCAATGACGGCTGCGGTCGAAGAGCTTGCGGTGTTCACCCAAGCGTGGAACGCAAGCTGCGTGTTAACCCCTGGGCTGTTCTCGCTGGTCACGGTGCCGCTTTGCGTCGCGCCCGTGTCTAGCCTGGTCACGCGCCATTCGTAGGTTGCGCTGTTCGGGGCATGCGCGATGAGCAGATCGAGAGGCACATTCGTCAGCGAGCCAACTTCAAAGTCGGCGCCAAGCGGCACAAAGTCGGTGCTGCCGGCGCGCCGCGACATTAGCTGGTATTGAGTGTCTGTCGATCTTGAAATGAACGCGATTGAGCTTGCGATCGTCTGAGGCTCTACGTTGCCGATGGCAGTGGCGGACCCTTGCAGGCCGACGAAGCAGCGATGGCCCGCAATCATGGAGTTGAAGCCGAACAGGGCGCGCAAGCGGAAGCCGGGAAGCGCGTCGAAACTGCCGGGGATGACCTTGAGCGAGCTGCGAGTGGACGCGTTTTGGCCTGTGGCCGCGGTGGTGGAAAGTCGATTCCTTGCCGTGCTGTCCCAGACCGATCCCGAGCCGAGCGCCGGAGTGCTGGCTGAGCCTGCGTTGGTCCAGGCGGTGCCGATGCCGGTGCCCGCGCCGCTGGCAGTCGGCCAGTAGCCGAGTTGCAGCCTCGGCAGGTGCGTCAGGAAGCGCCAGGCCGTCGCGTAGTCGGTGGAGCTCAACTTGACCGGCAGTTGGCCGGCGATGCCGCCGACGGGCAAGCCGGGTCCTGCGGGGCCGGTGGCCCCAGTTGCTCCCGCCGGGCCCGTGGCGCCGGCCGCTCCAGTCGGACCCGTCGGGCCTGCTGGACCTTGCGGGCCTTCGGGTCCGGCTGGACCTGTGGCGCCCGTCGGGCCAGTGGGTCCGGCTGGCCCCTGGATGCCCTGGGCTCCCGTGGCACCATTTGCACCGGCCGGGCCCTGAGGACCAGTCGGGCCGGGGTCACCTTGCGGGCCGGCCGGGCCCTGGGGGCCAGTGGCGCCCGTCGCGCCTGCTGCGCCCGCGGGCCCTTGCGGACCCTGGGGACCCTCGGGGCCGGCCGGGCCGGTCGCCCCGGTTGCGCCGGCAGGGCCGGCCGGGCCCTGGATCCCCTGGAGTCCTTGGGTGCCCTGCGGACCCTGGGGGCCCGTGTCTCCCGTGTCTCCCTTCGGGCCAGCGGGCCCGGTCGCGCCCGTGGCTCCGACGGAACCTTGCGGTCCGGTTGCGCCGGCGGGTCCAGCGACGCCTTGCGGGCCCTGGGCGCCGGTCGCTCCGGCAGGCCCGGCAGGGCCTTGAGGGCCAGCAGGCCCCTCGGGGCCAGGCGGGCCCTGCGGGCCGACAGCGCCCCCGCTGCCGCCGCCTGTGACCTCGACCGACACCGGGCCCGCGGTCTCGACCGTAACCGGGCCCACGGGCAGCCCCGTGACCTCGACCAGGACCGGCGATGCGATGACCTGGACCGTCACGGGTAGATCGACTCGGCGCGCACCGAGAGCGGACCGGACAGCAGGGGGAGGACAACGCCACCCGATGCGCGGTTCAGCGTGTACACGAACTCGCCGGCGCCTAGCGTCGCGGTGTTGGCTGGGGTCAGCGTGACGGTGGCCGACGTGCCAGGCGCCGAGATGCCGCCGCTAGGCGAGGTCAGCGTGAGCAGCGCCGCGGTTTGGCCCTGCCGGCGAACGGTCAGCGTGAGCGTCTGGCCGGTCATGTCGATCGCGGACCCGTCGCTGTTCTTCGGCGCGACCGCGAACGTCAACGTGGCACCGAGCAGCGCTTGAAGCTCGAGCGACTCGGGCAGGTTCGAGACCTTGGGCATGGCTCAGCCAGTGATGGGGTGCTGCGCCACGGCGAGCAGGCACGCGCTCTTGTGCCGGCGCAGCGTGGCAGTTGCCGATTCCCCGGTCAGCTTGGCCGTAAGCACGGGAGCAGGCAATCCCGGCCAGGTGGTCGAGATCGCATCGACCGAGCTGCCGAGCATCCCGCCGACGCCTAGCAGGTGCGCTTCGACGACCTGCGAGTCGGTGTAGTCGTCGTAGACGCTGGCGAGGCTGCCAGGGCTCGGCGGATTCGCGGGAGACCAGGAGCCGGAGATGTTCTTCGAAGCCATGTCAGCGATCCGCAACGAGGCGGGAGAGGGTGTCAGCGGTGCCGCGCAGCTCGTCGATGTTCGCCTCGACGATCCGCAGCCGCTCGGAGACCCGATGCGATGCCGCGAGGTAGGCCACGAGGCCGGCGACGATGACCACCACGGCGGCGAGCATCGAGATAGCTAGACGCTTTTCGCGCGCGATCCACCGGGCAGCACGATCTAGGCCCTCGGAGGGGGCCAAGGTTTGCGCTTGGTTTGCTGCGCCGCCCAACTGCGCCGCATCGGCGAGGATCCCGGCCAGCTCCTGGAGCCGCTGGGAGTCGTCGGGATCGAGACCGGCTCGCAGGCGTGGGCTGGCGAGCAGGTCGGCCAGGCGAGGCAGGTCCGAGCGGTAGGACT